TCCACCTCAACTTTTTTTGTTTCTTTTTTTGCCATAATATAATATATAATAAAATTAATAAAAAAGAAAGAGGGCGGAGAACGTTTACGTGTATGCCGCCCTTTTTCCTAAGTTAAATGCTCACTACTTCATTAACATAAAGTTGTTAGCACCTTGTGTAACTAAACATCTTTCAGATAGCATGTGTATTTGCATTGCATCTAAAGCAGATGTAGTAGCTCCTACAGAACCAGTAACCCATGTTTTAAGTTTTCTGTTATCTGTTTGTGAAGCTCTATATCTAACATGTAAGAAAGGTCTTTTAAGATTCTTTCCTAATGATTGATCGTAAACCGAACTTGTACCAGCTGGAACAATGACTCCACGAATAGCTGCACTACCCGCTCTAGAGTTAATTCCACCTCTTGTAGCTTTGTCGTTTAAGTATCTAAAGTCAGATTTATAGAAGTCATAAGAACCTCTTCTGAAACCAGAGAAACCTAAATTAAGTGCCATGTCTTCCGAGTTGTTAAATACTCCAAAAGAAGTACCACCAGCTCCGTAAGAATTCATTGAAGCTAACATGTCATCGATAGCTAACGAAGTAGCTCTATTTACGAACATCATGTTTTCTTCAATAGCACCTTGATTATCAAATTCAGCTAAGATAGCGTCAAATTCAGCTAAATCAGTAGCTGCGTTAACACCAGTAACACCAGAAGTTAAATTACCTCTAGATTCGATAGCCGCAAATAAACCTTCAGTACCAGCACCATCAGCACCAGCATCAGCAGATCCTCTAACTTGACCATCAGCACCAAAACCTATGATAGACGCAGCAGCTGTTTTTTCAGCTTCTAATAACGTCATCTCTAAGTAATCTGTAAATCTAGCTCTAGTATCGCCTTCAGCTTTTAAATACCATAAGTATCCACTTTGTCCTTCTTCACTAGTAACTTCAACCCAACCAATTTGAGAAACATCAGATCCTGAGATCTCGTAGTAATCTTTCATTATAATTGGTTTGTTGTCAAAAGTTTTGAAAGTAGGTGTATTAGCACCTCTTGATTCAGTTTTGTACGTACCAGTGTGGTCTGTATAAGACTGTCCTTTACCGTACTCAGAACCAATAACTAATACAGTAGCTGTACCATCAGATAAAGTTGATAAAGCAGCTGTAGCATAAGGTTCAACTGTAACAACAGCAGATGATGGAGTTTCAACGACTAGCGCTTTAACTACAACACCAGATTGTGCTATTAATACTATATCATTAACTCTAATACCATGAGTAGTAGTAATCGCGTTACCATCTATATCAGTAGTAATTGTAAGTGTACCGTTTGTGTCACCATCAGCGTCTACTGTACAGACGTATGATAAGTGTAATCTTGACTGTTCTGACCAAACAACTTGATCAGCCGCCATAGATTCTTCAGCCCCAACTTGTGAAAGAAAACCAGATATAGTCCTAGGACCAAATACCTCTGCTTCTTTTTCCATTAGGTCTGGTAAATATTGTTGAGCCCAACCCATATCTTGGTTGAAATCAATGTAATTTGAAGCTAGTGTTTGTTGCTGTGAAGCTGTTGCACTATTCAAACTACCTCCTGCAGTTATTGCCATAATTTTTAAATTTTAATTGTTATCTTTTGTTTTTAATTTTAAACTTAAAATCAGAAGTATTTTCACCTAAAGCTCTAACTTTTATTCCTCCGGCTTCAACTTCACCATGAGACTGTCTTGGATTAATATTAATATTTTTATCCTTAGCGACCGTATCTTTAATGGCGTCAGCTTTACCTTGTTCATAAAAATGTTGAGCAATAGAATCAGCATTCATAGCCGTGAATATAGATTTATGATAACCTTCAGCGTCTTTTATAATATTTTTATCGTCCAAAAACTTTTTGGCGAAATTATTAATACTGCTTTGGGTATCTTTAACTTTATCCGCGTCTTTAACATTAAATCTAAATCTTTTATCACCAACGTTATATTCAAATCCTTTAAATTTATCATTAAATACTTCGTTAGTTTTTTTATTAAAAGCAGATTTTTGTTTTTCCGCTACTTTTTTAGCTTCTTCTGACTCTTTGTTGTATCTATTAAAGAAGTCAATAGCTTTTTGTTGTTCTGTAGTTAACTTACTACCAGCTTTGATTTCTTCATAGTATTTAGACTTCTGCCCGTCTAGGTGGGCTCTAGCGCTGGCAACTTGCTCTTTTAACGCTAGCTTTTTTCTTTTAATAGTTTTTTCTTCGTCGTTTTCCTCATCATACTCAAATTCATCATTCATTAAGAAATTAATCTCTTCGTTATTTAAATGAGGTTTTGTCTCTTTATAATATTCGTATAAGACGTCTTGATCATCCAATTTGCTAACGTCTCTATTTAATTTTACATAATCTTCTAAATCACCACCAGTTTCTTCCATAAACTTCATTAGTTTGTCTACATTTTCAGGTAAAGGTTTTCCAGTAATCTCTGCTTCTTCTACCGCTTTAACTACTTCTTCTTTTACTTGTTCTATTTCTTTCTTCTCTTCTTCTTTTATTTCCTCAACAACGGGTGTTGTTTCATCTTGAACGGTATCTTGCTCTTGTGGTGCTTTTTCAACCACTTCTTCAACAACTAGAGCTTGCTTATCCTCAACCACGTTTGTTGTTTCTTGCTTTACGTCGGCATCGTTTTCCGTTTTTGGTGGTTTACTTAAATCAACCTTAGTTATAGTTTTTTCTACAATCTGAGGTTTTGCTTTCATTTTTGCTTGAACTTTAGTGATATCACCTTTTGTCTCTTTACCCTCAGGTTGTTTAGTAGTTGAGTCAACTACTTCTTCTTTTTTAGTTTTTGCCATAATATAATATAATAATAATTAATAAAAATTTTAAGTTGCTATTTTAGGATTGAACTTATCTAAACCTAGTCCTCCTCCTAATATATCATTACCTGAAGATTCAAACTTTTTAGTAGGTCTACCTACTTGTTTTTGTACTTCAAGTTCACTTTTTTGTTTTCCTTCCATTTGTGTTCTTTGATCTTTACGATCTTCTTTCATAGACTCTACGTCTCTTTTAGCTTTATCTTGTAATCCTTGCATTTCTAAATTTAAATCAAATTCAAACTGCATTAATTTCATTTTTGATTGTACTTCTTGCTGTAAATACTCAAGTTTAGATTGATTTTTCTGTTGTTCAAGTTTTATCTCACTTTGTATCTTTTGTTCTTGTTTTTGCATTTCAGCTTGAGCAGCCATTTGTTGTGCTTCACCTTGAGCTTTAGCCTGTGCTTCAGCTTGTTGTTGTTGCATTTTTTGATCTCTTTCTGCTTTCTTTTTTCTTTTTATTTTTAACAATTGATTAGCTAATTTAATATTTCTAACTTCTCTTATATCAATAGCGTCATCTAAGTCTATTAATTGCTGCGATAAAGCTGTTTGTATATTATTTTCTAATAATTGTTTTTCTTCTTCGTCTGGCTCTAGTTCTATAAATATACCAAAATCATATAAATGTAACTCTGACATTTCTTTTAATGTTCCTACATTATGAGCGCCTATAGCTTGAACAAAAGCATCAGCCGTTGGAGAATACTCTAATATATCTGATATTCTTAAAGACAAAGCCTCAGCTATATCAGCTGTTAAAAACATAGATGAATTTAATATATGTCTAGTCGCAACATTTGAATTAGCTGCTGCTAGTTTTTGAATACCAACTAAAGATTTAGGATCTGGTACACTAGCATCTCTAGCTTCATTTAAACCAGTCACATCTCTTATCATTTGTAGATAATAGTTGTATGTAGTTATTAAACTTTGTAGTTTATTACTACCGCCTCCATTTTGTATTTGTTGAATAGGTACTTTACCATTATTAGGATCTCCATCTTGAGTTAAAGATCTACCTACAACAGAACCTGTTTGGAAATACATATTTAATGCTTCCT